ATTTCATTGGCGTATAGAACAGTGTCAGCAAAATATGATAACCCACGATTAACCATAAAGGAGTTATAACCTTTTTCAGCTATATCATCAACCATAATATCTTTCTTGGTTGTATTAATAGCATTTAAATAATCAAAAGGATTCATCTTCTCCATACCTGCCACGTGTTTCATTGCCATCATAATTTAGTTCAGTCATTGCTTTTTGCTTCATCTTAAAATCAAAAGCGTCATCAACTTCAGTTCTATATTTTTGTTTATATTTTCCAAGTTCATCAGTAAGAACTGCGATTCTAGTATATGCTGCTTGCAATTGACCCTGTAGTTCTTTGACTGTTGATTCTAAAACTTTTGTGTTGTTCATTTGAATTTTACTCCTGCCATAACTTCTGTTAGACATGCTACTGTATTAAGTTCATGATCTGCAACGAATGCGTTTTTATATTGATAATCTGCCAATATGAGAACTAGCTGTGGTATCGAAGCTGGATCAACATTATTATTCATATTGTCATATATCTTACGATATATAGCAACTGGTTCGCTATCCATATTTTCTGAAACCCATTTACGCATCTGTTTAAAGTTCTTTTCTTTTAAGAAAGATACTAGATTATTAAATGATATATCAGATAATTGTACTAATATTCCGGAGTCAATAGTTCCACCTACAGAATATCTTTGTAATTCGTTTAGAACTTTACGCCAATCTGGCATATATTTCATGATCAATTCTGCTAGTACTTGTTTCTCATATTGTACATTGTTCATTTTAAGAATCATTTCACAACGATCTAAGAATTGCATGCATAACTGAGTTGAATCTTTTTTGGGTATAGAAAATTCAATTGTAGTACAACGCGAATGTAATGGTTCAATAATGCGATTTTTAAAATTACATGTTAAGATAAATCTGCAATTAGAACTAAACTCTTCAATAAATCCACGAAGCGCAGGTTGAGTAGATTGAGGATTTAAATAATCAGCCTCATCCAATATTACAACCTTATATCCACCTTGTAAAGAAACTGTAGAAGCAAAGTGTTTAATTTTGTTTCTAAGAGTATCGATACCAGATTCTTCTGATCCATTAATCAATAAGTAGTCCAAATCAAGTTCATTACATAATGCTTTTGCTGCAGTGGTTTTACCGGTGCCAGCCGTGCCCGTTAAGAGCATATTTTGCAATTCCCCTTGTTTTAATACCTTTTGAAAGTTTTCTTTTAACTCAGGAGGGAGTATGCATTCATCTATTGTTTTTGGTCGATACTTTTCGACCCATAGGAATTCTTCCATTAAAGAATCTCCCAACCTTCGACTGTATCAAGCCTGAAAGCACGCCAAGCATTCTTATCTAGCGACCATACAGGAAAGGCTTCCATGTTTTGTGATTCGTAATTGATTTTGTTTTTAACACCATTAGCTTCTAATACTACTGGGTTAAGAGTACAGGGCATAACTCTAAGTTCCCCTGAATCGATTTTTCTGAAAGTTACTGTAACAGTACCTTTTTTTAATGCGCTGAGTAGCGACTTTGTGTCATTTGTATTCATAATATATCCTAATAATAAAAATAAGAGTGGGAGCCGAAGCTCCCCCCTAGTTTTGGTTTAAGCTTCTTCAGCTTCTACCACTTCCTCAGCGACGGGAACGTCACCAGATGGAGTTTCACCATCTTGAGGCTGGTTGGCCTCTAGGAATTTAACTACTCTTGATCTAAGACCGCCAACTGCTTCCAGTTCTTGTCCTTCGAATCCACCTCTTTTTGAACACAAATCGATGATTTGTACCATAGTTGAGATGTCCCCAAGAGTTAGTTGAGGTGCAGCTTCTTCAGCTGCCACGTTTACTTCTTCAGTCATTTTATTTCTCCTTTGCAAAGTAGACTAATTAAGGAAGACCGGTAATCCGCATCTTCCACCTTATCCTCATTATTAAATAATGAGAAATTCTTTATGTATATGTATTTATACATTAAATTCGCTTGTTTTCTCCAAAGCTATAAAATAATTTACAGAAGCAGCGCGTGAAACGTTGTTCCAATTACTTATAAGTTTTGAAGAGATGCTAACAAAATAATCACCAGGCAGTAATTTAAGGTTAGCAATATTGATTACAAACTTGAATTCACTTTTGCATTCATTATCACTGTCTAATTCCATAGAAAATGTGTTTGCAGTTGAATCCCTTTCGTCAAGTACTGTTGCAGTTACAGTTCCATTATCACCAGTAAGTACTAGTTCAGAATGTCCTAGGACTGCTGCAGCTTTACGAATTTGATCAAGTACGCTTTCAGTAATTGAAATACCAAACTCGCATTCAGGCATATTAATATCCTTTTGTGGAGTTGTAAGAATTTCAGGTTCTGAAAAGAAGTATTTGATTTTTGATCTATTGTCGCCAGCACTACTAATTGTAGTAAACTTATCATCAAAGCTTAGTTCAGCTGGGGATACTAGATTCATAACCGACAAGAATTCGTTTAAGTCATAGACTCCAAATTCTTGTGGAAAGTCTTCCACTATTTCTGCTGAAGCCATAATGTTTTTTGCTTCTGAGATCGTTTTAAGTTTTTGCCCAGGACTAATCACAATGTTCGGATTAATCGAGGCAAAGTTTTTTAACACATCAAGTGTTTCATCAGATATATTCATCATCATTCTTCCTCAAGATTAACTTCGCGATCATCATGAACGCTAAGCATAATTATAGTATAATGGAGTACTTTCATCAAATCAGATCGATTGTATCCATTCTTTTTTCCGTATCTTTGCGCATATTTTAATATGTTTCCGATACAAAACCCTTCACCATGGCCACAATCAGCAATAAATTCAGTTGATTGAAATTTATTTCTGGAATAATGCCCATCGTATGTTTTGTTTATATAGTCGGCAAGCTCTTTTACAAGCTCACCTTCGTTAAATTTGTAATTAATCTGACTCATCAAACTCCTTTGGACCAAAGTCCTCGCTTTCATTAAATTGAACACCTGAATCTACTTTTGTGTATAGATCTAAGAATGCTTCCTTTGTGTCATCATCAAACCTAGCAATACACATATTGATTGCCTTCATTCTGTCTTTAAAGATAGAGTAAGTTTGAACAATATGGCATAATCTACGAGTAGAAATAACTTCATCAACACCATCATCAAAGAAAGTCTTTCTGATAATGTCAGCCCAATCAATAAGCTTCTCGGTAAATTCAAGTACATCTGAATTTAATTCTACGCCAAACTTTTCAAAATGCTTTCCTACAATCTTTTTCTCAATTGATTGTGAAGGATAGTTTTGATCAATTGAAACAGTAAACCTTTCAAGGAAAGCTTCATCAATAATAGAAGCAGCAGTAAATCTACCGTCTTCTGAACCTTTGCCTTTAGTATTGGCAGTGGCTATGATGGTGAATCCTGAAGCAGGTTCTACAATTTCACCAGTCTTTTTAACAAGAACTGGCTTTCCTTCAAGTATTCCTTGAAGACACATTATTTTATTAGTAGCTCTATCAACTTCATCTAGGAGAAGTACTGCGCCATTTTCCATAGCTTTAAGAACTGGTCCTTTGGAGAATACTGTCTCTCCATTGATTAGTCTGAAACCACCAATTAAATCATCTTCATCAGTTTCAGGATTGATTTGAACTCTAATGAATTCTCTATTAAGCTTTGCGCAAGCTTGTTCGACCATAAAAGTTTTTCCATTTCCAGATAGACCAGAAATATACACAGGATAAAACATTTCAGTTTGTATGATTTTCTTTAAATCAGCAAATGGTCCCCATGCTACAAAAGTTGAATCAACTTTAGCATAGTTCTTTTCACTATTAACTACAGACTGTGGAGCCATGGCTACTACATTACTTATTGTTGGTTGATTAACTACAGTTTCTACTGGAGCAATCATTTGTGAAAGATCATACGTACCTCTACGGATTTTAGTAGCGGTATCAAAGATTGGATTCCAATCCTTACCGGTATAACCTAGTGATTTTGCAGCTTCTTTAACTTCTGCAGTTCTAAATTCCTGTTTACCAGGAAACCTTGAGGATAATTCCTCCAGGATTTTTTGACTTGATATTTTCAATTCATTCATAATATAGTTCCTTATCTCAATTATTTAATATATGTATATTGTAACACAGTTTTCAGCAAATGTAAAGGTTTATTTTCATTTATTTTCATTTATTTTCAACCTTTAAAATGGATAGTGCGTCAGCGTCACTTGTTTTAGATGAACAAGGGGATAACCCAGCCATATTCACGCTGTGTCCCATTATGCTACGACTCCACCTAGCTGCTTCATCAATACCTTGTTGTTCTTCTTATTCTTTGAATATTTCTTAAAGGTACTTCTAATTTGCCCAACAGTCATGTCTTCAGTTTCTGAATCTGCAAAGTCTTCACTATCAGCACTAAGATTCTTTCCAGGCTTTAACATAAAGAACTTATCATATCCAAGAGCATCTTCAGCAATTGCAACTTTTTGCTTAGTGTATTGTCTTTGCATAGATTTATAAAAATTAGAATCTGTATCTATCCAATCATAACCTTCTATTTGACCAAGCTTAGTTTTCCAATCTCTAGAATCTTGAGCAATAAAAAATCCAAGGGTAGTTACACCATATTTAGATTTTA